TCCCCAAAGATACTACCGCATAAAGCGGTAGTATCATAGATTTAAGATTATCCGATACGGAAGCAGACCGGCACACGAATACCCGCATAAGTAGTGGTAGCGTTGCTCGCAAAACCGTGGCTGTGCACATGGCACGCGTCCGCGGCGTGGCCGCCACGCACTGCTGAAAGCCACCAAGCCGAACGGGCGCCCGTAGATGTCTTTTTAACTCTACCATTATAGCCGCCATGGCAAGCAAATAGCGGGTATTGTACGGCGCCCATAGATTCATGAATATAAGTACCGCCGTTATAATGCGCCGCGCTTGCAATTTGGCACCCGTATACTTCTACTTCATTCGGAAGCCATAAATAGCCCATATCGCCCCAAGCCCATGTAGTATCATAGGTTAATAGACCGCTTGCGCTATATCTTTGCCCCAAAATTTGGCGTTTTTGTACTATTACATTGCGTAATGCTTGCGGTAATAGTTGATAAATACCGGCATTGGCCGCATTCATGCCATGCGCAACTTTATTATAAGCATTTGCCGTATTGTAGTTATTTACACCGTTTAACCATGCATAAACTTGGGAAGCTAACCAAGGTTGCGGAACGATTGAAGTACCGTTATTATTGTCGGCCGGATTCCATGTTATTTCTGTATCTATAACGGTTTTTGTAACAAAATCTATATGATGATTTACGGGCGTATCGCCATAACCATAATATGTATCTATGCCGGCAATTTCGGCGTTAAAATCTTGCGCCGCTATCGCTTTGCCGCCTGCCGTACCTGCATTTAATTTAAACGGTAAATAATCGCCTACATGTATGCCGGTAAAATTACCCGCTTGTATTCTTGCTTTAATCCATGCCCATTGGTCGCTATAATTTGCAATTTCGGAAGCGAATTTATCGGCAAGGTTTACGCCTTTATACAAACGGTCTAAAGTAGCACGCGCCGCGTCTATTTCGACTTTTTCCGCTTTTAATTCGCTTAAAACATTAGTTAATGCGTTAGCGTATTCTTGGTAATCGGTAGCCCTAAAGACTTCTTTAGGCGCTATGCCTTGTATAGCCACAACCGTGCTATAAATTTCGCCCAATCTTCCGATAACTAAAGTTTGGCCGTTTTCATCATAGTAAAAATTTGTTTTTGTATTATATAAATAAACGTCGGAAGCGCTAGCGCTTGTTACTGTCGGGTCTTGTGTTTCTTCCCTCTTTTTTATAGCCAGTTCTTTATTTTCGTTAATAAAGACACTTGCGCCGGAATATTCGCCGGTAACTTCAAGGCTTACGGGGTCATTTAAAATTAACAAACTGCTAACCATTGCTTTATTATCGTCTTTACCTTTGGCTAATGCAACTTTTAAACCGCTTGGGGCGGTTATTGTTAATTCCGAATAACTTAATACACCGTTTGGTGCTTCGCAAATAAAATCGCTTTTGTCGCTATACTTTAAATGCATGAAATTATCGTTTGTTATATCGGTGTCGCATACCGCTACGCCCGATTCCATGGCATTATCTGTAAATTTATACATTTTTACCCCTCTTTCTTAATATCCTTGTATTACTAAATTTACTTTTGCGGTTGTCAATTCGCCCGCGTTACTATAAACATAAATTACGGCTTGTTTATTGTCCGTTGCTTCGTCATCAACTACCGCATATTTTGCTATGTTATCCGCTACGGTCGCAACTATGGCCGGTTTTTTAACAAAGTTGTAATTTATTGTATAACCCGCGGACGGGTCGACTACTTCTATTTGTTGGGTATAAAATTTTTCTTTTACGTCTACTTGGACTTTTAAACGTGTTAAAATCGTTTGCAATGAGTTATACGCGTTTAATTCTGCCCTTACCCTAAAATATCTAAATGAATAATTACCGTTATTTACAATAGCCCAAGAAGACCAGTTAATACCGTCTTTGGAATATTGCCAATATATATTAACGTCGGCTTGGTCGTCTATTGATATATATTGACTATCAAAAGATACTAAGCATTCATACATTAACCCAATATCGTAAATTTGGCTTGTGTATGTTCCGGTTGCTTTTGTTAGCGCGCCCCAAATTCCGCCATTTTGGTAATATTGATTATCGCCGGTGTTCCAAGTTTCCGGGGTTGTTGTATTCCATAAAATTTTAAATTCTATTCCAAGTTGGCATTTATCTATTAAAACTTGGCTACTAGAATTTACGGTAATTTTAATTTGGAAGTATCTATATCTGTATCCCCCGGCCGTAATATTTTCCCATTCAGTCCAAGTATTACCGTTATCAGACCTACGCCATTCAAACTTAACGCTTGCGACTTCATCTTCGCTTATATAATGCGAATTAAACGTAATAGAATTACTTGTAAGCGCTTCTATATCGTAAATTTGGCTTGTGTACGTACCGGTTGTATAAGGTGTTGCCCCCCATTTTCCGTTAGATTCATAATAGGCGTTTTCGTCGCCCCATGCGTCTTCCGTATTATTCCACAAGGTAAATTCAGGCGCAAACTTTAATAAGCCATTGTAGAATTTTAAACCGTCATAAGTTCCGGCCATATTTTCTAAAATGTCGTATATCTTATTTTCGCTTGCTAACGGCGTTAATTTAATCGTGTTATGGTATTTGTACGTGTTTAAATATTCGCCTTGCGCCGTTTCGATTAAGTCATATTTTATAATTTCGTTTAAGTTTGGTATAGCGTTAATGTTGATTACGTCTAACGTCGGATTTTTAGAGTATTGATAATTTGTATATGCTTTTATCCAAAATCTATAAGTACCGGGTGTTAAAATTTTGTAATCAAACGTATTTGCCTTTAAATTCGACCCGATAACTTTACCGGATTCCCAACTATCACCCATGCGAATTTCGTAAAGGTCGCTTGGGTCTTGGTTATAAGACCAAGTAAAATTAAAATAGTTGTCTTGTTGTACTACGTTAAAGTTTTTTACATCTTCCGGGTATGCGTAAATATCCGACAAAGTAGACACTAATACGCGCGGTTCTTTACTGCCTAACGTATCGTTGTATAATCTTTCATCATAATTACGCCAATTTACGGTAAATGTTCCCGCCCCGTCGTCTACAACGCTAGTTACTTTTACTTGATAACCTTTTAAGCCCATTAAAAGGCTATCAATTTGTATTACGTCCCCTACTTCTAAATCGTACGCCCTATAATCGGTTTTAAAACTGCCAAAATACGGGCATAAGATTTTAGAATTGACATAATACCAAGCCAAGCGGCTGGCCTGTTGGAAGTTTGTAACACTATAACAATTTACCGAATGTTCAATAGGCACACCGTCGCGGTATTTTGGTATTTCCGCAAAGGCTTCTACTTTTTGCCATTCATGCGCCGGACTTATATAAACCAATTTTAAAATGTCGTAGTGTTCTTCAGTCGGTATTGTTCCAAAAGTTTCCGACCCTTTAACTATATCTTCAGCCGTAAAAACTTTGCTAACCGGTGCGGCCTTATCTATTTTAAATTGCAATTTGCCATTTTTAGTAAATAAACCACCGCGGCAACTTCTATAAATTTCGTCTAACAAGTCGCGCGCGCTTGTTTGACTGTCAAATATCATATTAAAAGTAAAACGCGGGCTTTTTTGGCCGTTTGTTATTACTTCTTGGTCGCAATATGCCGCCGATTCAATAAAACTATACATATCGAATAATTGAGATATTAAACCGTTGTTTATAGTGCCGTCGTTATTTAAACATAAGCCCAAACCGTTATATGAAGTTAAAAAATCAAACATAACCCATGCCGGATTTTCGGAATATTTAACCGTGTATTTTGTTGGTGTCGTATATACTCTAATTTTGCGGCCTTTTACAACGGTCGTTAAATTGTAGTTAGCGTCTATTTTTTCGCCTTTTGGTACATTTATAGCCAAATAAGCAACATTTTTTAAACTGCCTACTTTTTCGACTCTTTCTGCGTTATTCTTACCGCCTACAATACTATCAACTTGTTGGCTTGACGTTCCTAAGTATTTGTTTACACTTATGCCTTTTATATCGGCTTGTTTTATATCGTTTAATCTAATGTCGGTAAAGTCTGTAATTTCACCCTCTGCAAAGCCTACAATACGTTTTATATTTTTGTTTACGTCGTCATCTTGCCAAATTCTGTTACCGCCTAATTTAACCGTACCGTATAATAGCGGTATTGGTAATTCTTGGTTAGTTTGGGTTTGTAATACCGGGTTCCCGTAAGTTGCCGAAGAATCGCCGTAACTTCCGCCGCGTTTACCAATTTTGCCGGCAACGGAAGATAGCGCCAACGCCACCCCGCCATATATAACAGCCGCGCCAACATAACCTACAATAGTCCCCGCAAGAGCAAGCCCGGCGGTTGCTAGTGTTGCGCCCATAGCGCCTGCAACTGCAAAAAAGGCGGAAGTTATCGCCGCCGCTATTGCTGTAAATACTGCCATTATATCACCCTAAAACATCTAATTTTATTTCTAAAAATCTTTAATCTACTAATTTGTAGCGTATGCCCTCTAAAGACATGTATAATTTTGTCAAATTCATAGAAGACCGCTACATGTAATTCATCATTAAATCGCGTTGCTATAATATCGCCTTTTTTTAATTCGTCTAGGCTAATTTCTTCGCAATGTTGCTTTAGCTTAGCCAAGCCATAATTATAGTTTTTGTCGTCGTCGTTTGACCTTAATTTATACCTTGGTTTATCCGGGTATAAAATTTGCACCGGGTAAAAACAACCTTGGTATGTTCCGTCTTCGTTAAACATTTCGTAAGGTCTTCCAACCTCTTTTAATAAATTTGTAAAATTTTCCATAGTTTAAACCTTTATTACTAATTCTTGGTACATTGTCGGGAAGCCCCTAAAGTTTTCTTGGTTTCCTAATTCTTTACACCTTGTATATGTTCTATCGCAAGTTGTAGCGTTTCCCTTGTAATTACATCTACAATCTTTAAAACGTCTTACTTGACATGTAGCGCGATATTTCATTACTGGGCATTGCTTTTCATAACCCCCTAACGGTGTTTCTATGTCTATGCTTGCGGTTTCATAATCCAAATTCAAATTATTACACTTGCCGGCATATAAAACTTGTTGAATATTTGGTATTATTTGGTTAGTGTTTACATCTAAAAATACCAAAGTTAAAATAGCATTAGCATTTGTAATTACGTCGCCGCGCGTTCCTATGATACTGGATATTCCTAAACCTACATTTGACAAAGATATATTTAACTTTGATACGCTACTATTATCGTCTTTTTTTATTTCATCATGACTTAATGGCGCGCCAATAAATTCTTTACCGCCATATATCAAAGTATTTAATGTTTCATTGTCTAAAATATAAACGCCGCCGCCAGATAAATTCAATTCTAATAATTTACGCGGTATTATTTCGTCTTTTTCTACTTCCAAAAGCGGGTTAGTATTCGGGAAGACTTCCACTAATTGAAGTTGAAACGTAGAATATCCCAAATAATCTATATCTAGTTGCAAACAATCTGTATCAAATCTTACATGATATGTATTGCCGTCGCCGCCCCTTGATTTTAGCCAAGTCCAATTAAACGAACGGAAGCGGCCACGCTTTGCTATAAAAAAGTTTTCTATTAGTTTGCGTGTTTGCGGGTCTTTTTCAAATTGTAAAGTCCATTTTTTTTTAGGAGTATTCCAGTATATTTTTTGCGTATTTGTAGCCGTAAAGACCTTATCCATTATTCTATAAAAGTCTATTGAGCTTTCACAATCCGCTTTATGATAAAAATTAAATAATTCTATATCTTCCATTCGCGAATCATCTATACATATAAAGGATAATTCGCAATCAGTATAACCAAAATCTTTAATATTTTGTTTAAAGCTATCTGATTCAAAACTACATAAATAGCGTTTACCGTTACCGCCTTTGTTTTCTTCCCAATCCCAATAGAATTTACCGCCGGTCATCATAACATTTATATAAAAATCTTCTAACTTTTCGCGGTCTTCTTGATTTTTATCAAATTTTAGCGTAAATGTTCTTTTTGGGTATGTCCATTTGGGGTATCTTTGTTCATACCCTTTTTGTTTTTCGTTTATTTGTGTATCAAATTCGATTTTAGCCGTATATGCTTCTTTATACGGTATATCAAATATTAAATAATCGGTATTTATAGTATCTGCCATTATTTAAAAGCCCCGTAAAATTAATTTACTGAATTTGTAACAAAATCTAAATATGTCTTTTGATTTTGTTGCAAAATCATAAAACATAATCTATAATATTAATAGTTGAATACAAGAAAGGCGGTAATATGATTTATAAAGTAGAATTGACGGTAAGTGATGATTTTGAAATTATACATGCCGATTCTGATGAAGAAATGTTTTTAGAAGCAGACCAAATAAACGGCGGCTATCTAAATATTTTTGAAGTTAATGAAGATTATGAACAGATAAGGACGGTTATATAATGCCTAAAGGCGGTTCAAGAATTAATGCGGGTAGAAAAATAAAACTTGAAGAAAAGTTAGAATTTACCAAAAGACTTACAAAAACTGAAAATGATTTTATTTTGTTTGCAAGGGATAAAAAAATAGACCTTGCAAAGCTTAAAAAAACTTTGCTTGTATTGGCGGCTCTCTTTTTAATTTGCATGCCAGTTAATGCCTATACCCTTAAAGGCGGTGTAGAATACACCGTAGACAAAGCCCGTATAGTTGCTTTTGAAAATACGCCCGAAAGTATCAATAAAAATGAGTTTAGCGCATATTTAAATGACAAATTTTATTTTTCAAGTATCGGGTATATTAACGGTAATATATCGGTAGCGGTCGCACGCAAGGTTGTACCATTCTACGATAAAGGAAAATTGTCTTTTTACGGGGTTCAATATGATGATAACCCAGATAAAAAATACTACTATTCCCCAAAAGGCAAATTGTTAAAATATGAAATCAACACCTTTAAAGGAGAGTACCCATATAAAACCATGGCGTATGATACGCAAGGTAAATTGTTAAACATTAACCTTGTCGTATCAAGCCAAGAATCTTATTTATTTGATAAAAATAAAAAGCTAATCGGGCATTGGATTAACAACCAATTTTACAATACAAAAGGCGTAAAAGATATAACTAGACGCCTTTAATCATATCGCGCATTTGATAGTTATTATTTTTGATACTATCGCGCACTATTGGCACGCCGCTTGTTTTCATCCACTCGGTAAACATTTTTTGCCCCTGCGCCGGGTCTAAACTCTGAAATACAGGAGTAATATTATTGACTATTACCTGTTGGTTTTGACCTTGCGCCATGTTATTACCGGCGGTCTGGGTATTATTCGCCCCTGCTATCATATTCCATAAGGTTTTTTGTTGAAGTGGATTTAAAACCATTTCAGACCCATGGGCAACAATCGGTACGGCTTGATTATAATTACCCGGCACTATACCGCCGTCGGCAAAAAAGCCCTTTATAAAGCCCGCCGCCGTACCAAGCCAACCCCCGGCACCCGCAAGAGTGGTTAAACCCTGCATTAGTTTTAATTTGGTTTGTTCTACAAGCATTTCGGCAATCATGCGCGCAAAGGCCGCTTTTATATCGCCAAAAATACTTATAAAGCTTTCTTTTAAAGACTGATTACCTTGGAAAAATTCGCTTAATGAATCTTGGAAAGATTCGCCCAAGTGTTCTAAAGTATTTCGCCAGCGCTCGTTTTCCGCTTCTAACGATTCGGCTACTAATTCTTGCTTGGCAATTTCATAATTAGCCGTTAATACTAATTTTTCTTGGTTAATCTGTTCAAGCTTTGCTAAGTCGTTTTGGTATAGCTGTTCTTGTTTTATTAAACCGTTTAAGGTTATATTATATTTTTGGTCTTCAAACGCTTGCAATTGTGCGTAATAGTCGCTATTAGATATTGACCCTTCTTCTTTTTGGGCTTCTAACAAAGATTTTTGTTTTTCTATATCTAATTGGTCTAACTCTGCCTTGCGGTTATAGCGTTCTATTTCAAGTTGTATTGCCTGTTCTTGGTGTTGCTGTTCTAATTGGGTACGTTCATTTAGTATGTTTTGATATGCTGATGTTCCTTGTCTTTCGGCGTTTAATTTGGCTTGAATTTTTTGTAATTCAAGTTTATAAACTTCATCAGCATTATTTTTTACTAAAAGTATTTCCGCGTCCAATTGCGCAAGTTTGAGGGCTAAAGCTTCCTTTTGTGCTTTTTCTGCGGCTTTTTTATCCTCTTTTGATGTTGAACTTGCGGCGCTTCTTTGAGTTCTCGGCGGTGTTTTACTGCTTACACCGGTTAGGGTGTTAATTATACTTTGCCTTGAATCATAAGCATTTGAAATCTCTTTAGATAGTTTGTTATATTCCTTTGTCTTTTCGTCTTCATAGGCAAAGTGTGTAGTACCGTCAAAGCTTTCGTAAGTTGCATAATTACCGCGGTTATTTATTACTTTTGCTACTTTATCGCGTCGCTTTTCAAGTTCCTTAACTTTTTGTAAGGTTAATTCGTTTGCTATTTGTTCGGCTGTAGCTTTATTTATTTCCCCTTTTAGCGCCAATTCTTCACGTAATTGGTCGGCATATTTCGGGTATTGCTCTACAAGTAAATCAATTGCTTTTGTTAGTCTTTGTTTTTCTTCATAGTTAAGATTTTCGGCGCCTGATAACTCTTTTATTGTATTTATGGCGTCGTTCAAAGTGCTTACTTGTTGGTCTTGCGTATTATTTAAGTCTTCAATTATGGCCGCGGTTTTTTCGGATTCGTTTTTTAAACTAACTACGGCGGCCGTAACCCCTGCAATTGCTACCGCCACCCATGTCCATGGGTTAGCAAGCATTGTTGCGGTTAAAGTCCTAAATTGAGCAATTAAAGCCCTTGTAGCCAATACAAGTTTACCTTGCATTGCCAAAGCAAGCGCGGTTGTTTCTGTACGTGCTAGCGCCTGTTGATACCTAAAATATTCAATAGCGGCGGCCGCAACTTCCGCCCCCTTTTTTGTTGCCGTAAATGCCGTTACTGCTGACAATAAGGCAATAGAAGTATTTTTAACCGCGTTTAATGTTTGGTTGTTTACGTCCATCCAATCGTACAAGGTTTTTACATATTCCGTTGCACTGTTGGCCGCGTCTATTTGTGCTTGGTCAAATTCTTTTAAGGCCGGTAATGCTCTTTCGGCTATGGTACGGCCTAAAATTTCAAAAGAATCTGCTTTAGTTGCTTCCAAGCCGGCTTTAGATTGGCTTTGCGCTTCCATCATTCCATAAAAGCGCCCGCCCTCGCTTGTAGCGTCTTTAAAGGCCTGTTTAACCATGTCCACGGATATTTTACCTTCGGACATTTCTTCTTTTAAATCCGCTAAGCTTTTGCCGGTTTTTTCAGATATAATTTGTAATGGGTTAAAACCTGCATTAACCATTTGCAAAAGGTCTTGCCCCATTAAGCGCCCCGCGGAAGCGCACTGGGCAAAAGCAAGCGTCATTGAATCCATTTTAACTTGGTCGCCGCCTGTTATATCGCCCAACATGCGCAATGTCGGGATTATTTCGTCTTCAGCCACCGCATTAAAATTTAACAATAATTTTGCGTTTTCTTGAAGACCGGAAGATGTCATAGGGGTAACGTTAGCTAAGTCTTGTATATCATTTACAAGCTTTGCCGCCCGTTCTTCACTTCCCAATAATACATTAAAAGATATTGAAGCTTGTTCAAAAGCCTTAGCGGAATTTAGTGCATAATCGCCTAAGCTTTTCATGGACACACCAAGCGCCGCGCCGCCTAAAATACCCCCCAAACTGGTTTTAAAACCTTGTAAAAGTCCTTGGGATTCTTTAAGCTTTGCCCTTAACTCTGCGTTATTTAAACCTAATAATATATCTACTTTATTTTTAGCCATTTTTAACCTAAAAAGCTGTCTAATTGTTTTAGTGCATACGCTTCATTATCTTTATGCATGCCGGCGCCCGTATTACTGTAAAATGCGTTTCGGGTTTCAAGAATTTTATAAATCCGTACATATTCGGATTTATAAAAAAATTCCTCACTAAACCCCAAAACCGATACAAAAGTGTAGAATAATAAAAACCAATCTATTTTATATTCAGAATCGTTTTTATTTTCTTTAGTATCCCGCCCGCTTCCTTCTTTTTTTTTGTTGTATCTTCGGGCATTGAAGCTAATAAACCTTTTACTACCTGTTCCCCGATTTTTCGTAATTCGGCCAAATCCATTTTATAAAGTTTTTCTATGTCGATTTCTTCTTTAATCTCGGTAGGGTTTGACAAGTCGAAATTATCGGCAAAAACCAATGTTCCGCACCATATCATTATTAAAATTGCTTCTTCATCACCTTTTAACACCCGATTAATTAAATCGTATGTTTCTATACCAAAGCGCTTTTTTAACGCTATAAAATTCCTAATTTCAAATTTTATAGCCCGCTTTTTCCCTAATATTTCCGCTTGAAAACCGCTTGATGTTAAATTTTGCATGTTATCCCCTTTTCTTTTTGTATCTTAAAATAATGGGCGGGATTACCGCCCATTCATGTGTGTTTATTATTTATGAAGCAACGATAACCGGAATTTGTGAAATCTCTGTAGCCGCTTCGTAAAGCTTTCTTGCACCGAACTTTTTATCATAAGTTCTTGCAACACCTTTACCGGTAAAGCTACATACCATGTAATCTTCTTCGGCAAATTCTTCTTCATAAGACCCGGACACCTTATATAAAATTCTATGGTAGTCTTTTTCGCCTACTGATTTTTCCGGCGCAAATTCTAAAGCAAAATAACCCGGTGTGCATGCGCTGTCATCTTCCGTTGTATATACTTTACTACCGCTACTTCCGCTTGATGTTGTAGTAGTACCGTTAATAATATCCATAATTGCATGGCTAAACTGCGCGTTTTTAAAAGATACTTCGTAACCTTTTCTTTTTTCGTAAGTATCTAAAATAACACCGTCGCCGGTTAGTTCTTTTTCATCTTTAATAATTGTTATTGTCATTTCCTTAACACCCGGCACATCAACGGGCGCGCCATATTCCACGCCGGTTGAATCGTCTTTTAATACCGGTGAGATTTTTAAATCTCTAATACCTAATGTAATAGTTTCTTTTCCTGCCATGTCGTTTTCCCTTTCATAATTTAATTTTGTATTACTTTTTTATATAAATTTCCTGTTGCCATTCAACGTACCAAATTTCGGCGCTGTCTATTTTTTCGTTAAAGCCGTCTTCTTCGGCATACTCAAATACGCCTTTGGTAAAGGTATCAATATCGCCCCAAAAATTACCATCCACAAACGCCGAAATATCAAGCGCGGTATCTCTTACCCGTCTTTTGCCCTGTCCTTTAAAGCTTTCACAAACATACGCCCTAAAGGTACAATTAGCCCTAAAGACCCCCGGGATTCTATTACTTACCCCTTCTAAATTTGTTAGTTGTATAAATATTGCCGGTAATTCTACGCCGTCTTCTACGTCTTCATAATCACCGACTAAATAGTTATCCCCGTATTTTTCCTTAAATCCGCTTATTATAGCGTCTGTTATCGGGTTTAAAACTGTTTTATCAATCATTTTAGCCCTTTTTAAGTTGGTTTCTTAGATATTTATTAACTTCACTTTCAAAGCTTTTTTTAAAAATTTTATAAAAATTGCTTGTTTCGTCTTCTAAAATCGGCATTACAACGTTTTCTATTTCGCTGTTTTCTGTTACCTGTTTTTCTAATATTTCGACTTTGTACGGTTCGCCTTTTTGGTGTTTTGCCGTATTTCTTTGATAAACCTTGTTAGCATAACGCCCCTTGCTCGGTGTGTGATACTGTCCGGTTCTTTTAACCGCAATTTTGCCGCCTTCCGGCATTCTTGCAATAAAAGCCCCTTTTCTTAACCTGCGCGGCCTGCCGTATGTTACGCCGCGTTTAGTTTTTCGAGCCTGCCAATTTGTAAGGCCTGTTCTATAAAAACCGGCAAATATTTTAATTTTTAAATCATCTATTACGTATTGCCTTATTCTTTGCCTTAACTTTTTATCGGCTATACCATAATTTTTTTTGATAGTTTTTATCGCATTTTTTGTAAAATTTTTTGCACTCGATTTAAACGCCTTTGTAGCAATTTTCAATAACTCACGGCCGGTTAATTCTAATTCGCGGTTTAATTGCTTTAACTGTACATCATTTATGCTTACTTCTAACATTATTAAAGTTTGCCGTATTTACTTAACACAACAACCGCCATGCCGGTTCCGTCCGGTTGCGGGTCTTTTGTAACATCATATTTAGCGCCGTTAATTTCTACGCTATCTTCTTTTTTTACCCGGACTATATCCGCTTCAACACAAGTTAGACGCGGCTGGGTGTTATCTATATCCATGTCGCCTATTTCTTGTAAAAAATAGGCATTATCAAAAATACCGTTTAAAGGTTTTCCGTCTGTCCCGGTGTCTAATATAGACCCGTCGGCAAGGCTGAATTTTACAACCTCGCCGAAAGTTCTTGTATAAATATGTAAGTCTTCTTTAATCATTTTGTATTTTTTCTTTAATTTTTTCCCAAGCGTCTTTGATTTCCCAGTTTTCGCCTAATTCTAAATTAAGTTCGCTTGCGTATTGTTCCAAATTTAACGCTACTTGTTCTTTTAGGTCTTCATAGCCTATGTTTTCTTGAAAATCTATATTTGCTTCGGTTGCAATTTTAACAAGTTCTTTATAAGCTTCACCCTGTTCTTGTTCGTCTTTTTGATTAGATTCAAACAAATCAAAAGCTTTTATAGCGTCTTCTTGTTCTGCCAGTTTTTCATCTTTTTCGGCCAAGAAATCTATAATTTTTTTATTCAACTTTTCGCCGCCAATATTAGGATTAAATTTAATATCAAGTTTGCCGGCAATTTCTTTTAATTTTTCAATATCATATACGACACTATCACCGGCGGGCGGTTTTTTTTGTTCATCATCTGTTATTATTTCGGCGCGTTTACGTGCGACAAGTTCATTTGCTAATATTTTATTTACTTCGTAAACGCCGTTTTGTTCATCTTCCGGGCTTGCTATTTTTCCGTCCAAAATAGTAGTAGATTTCAGTTTGATTTTTACTTTTTCCATGTTTTCCCCTTTCGTTTTTATTAATTCGTTATTTAACAATTCTTCTATTGTTATTTTTTCTACTTCCATGTCGCTTTCGGGGTTTAGTTGATATATATTTAAATAGCGTCCTGCAACTTCTTTAATATGTCTTTTGGCTTTTACTAAATCGCTGTCAAACCATTTAGGATAATCGGCGTCAGGCGCCGTTTTACAATCAAAATGCGGGGTATGATTTATTAAATCTATCCCGGCCAAAACAACATTTTTAAACCCTTTTTGCCAAGCCCAATTTAAGGCCATTGAAGGCGTATGAAAGTGAAAATATAAAGAATTAGGTACACTGGTAAAAATATAATCGTTTTTAATTACCATGTATAATTCTTTTTTAGGATAGTCCGGGATTAACTGCGCGCATTTGTGTTTTTTATATTTAAAATATTCGTATTGCGTTACAATTGTACTATTTTTTACCTTCGGGCAAATATCATCATAAAAAATTACGTAATCTACTTCGGGAAATGACTCACAAAAATAGTTGCAACCCATTGTAGTATATTTTTTGATGATTTCCGGTACTTTATCCCGTATTTTATTAATAAAAGGACTACGCCCAAATAGTATTAACGTGTCTTTTGTATCTAACATAATTTTAAATTATCTTTGTTTGAGCCTGTGACGTGCCAAATTTTAACATCTTCTTTTGCAATTTCACGCCCGGTATATGGGCGGTTATAACAATAATTGTATTTTTCGCTTATTAATTTGATTTTTTTATGAAATACATAATTTATTATTGTTTCATCTGCTGAAAATACCCGGGGCAAACCCAAGCACCCCCGCCAACTCTTTTTTATTTGCTCTAAATAGTTTTCATTATTCATTTTAGGAATATTAAATAACATCACTCCGGAATTTATATAATATTCTATCCCTAGTTCTTCAGCCTGCTTGTTGGCGTAATCTATACCCCTACAACCTATAATATAATTATTTTCAAAATCGGCGTTATATAATTCGCTAATATCACCTTTGCAAACCGTATCACAATCTAAATACAATGCCTTATCTGCAAAACTTAAATATTTTGGTACCAAGAAACGCACAAAACAAGTTTTGCTAACGTGTTTATATCCGCATAAATCTTTTGTAAATTCTGCTAATTCGGATTCATCATATTTTATTATTTCTACATTTCCTAACTCTATCAAATCATCTTTTGGTAACTCTGAAATGCAGAAAAAATAAAACTTTGCATTTTTATTATATTTTTTTACACTTTTTGCAGAATCAAGCGCATATTTATAATAATTTTCATCAAAACAATATACTATATTCATAAAAAACCTATTTAAAAAATGCACCGCCCGAAAAAGGGCGGTACATTTTACATAAATTATACGACTTATGAGCCGCTTGTACTTGCGGTATTAGCACCCAAACAGAAGGAAGCCGCATGACGTGCGCCGTAATCAACGTCTTGGAATGCCGTAATTTGTACGCCGCCTTTATTTGAATATGTATATGGGTCTACAATGAGTTCAAGACCGCCAAACATACCCAAAATTAAATCGGCAAAATTACCTAAGAATACATCACCGTCGGCAATTTGGTTTGTAACTAGCGCTTTATATCCGTTTACCTTATCATCAGGTTCCCAAATATAGCCGCTTACGCCAGCGGATTTTAGCGTAGTTTTACAATGCCCTTTAGTTTTAGCGTTGAATACATACGCCATATCACCTACGGCCGCATTATCTGCGCCTATTTCGGTTTCCATTTTTACCAATTCTGCATAAGTAGGTTGAGCAGACGCAAATTTAACAACGTTTATACCGTCAGTATTTTTAATACCTTTTGGTTGGTTGCTTGTTCCTGTACCGTAGAATGCGGCTTTATCAATTGCAAGTGCCAAAGCTAAGGCAATATCCTGCCTTACAAAGTTTTCCAAGTCCATGCTAGACTGTTTTAACATGGTTCTTGTAATGTAAGTATTTGCCGCAACTGTTTTCATTCTTAATTGAAGCGTGCCAAATGTCGCGTTGCTTGTTGTTGGCGCGGTATCTTCACCAACCCAGTAAGCACTTGCGCCGGCTGTCTGCTTCGGAATGTCAATATTACCAACTAAGCCGGTTAATTGTCTTGCTAACTGCATAATAACAGATTTATTGCGTAACAATTCAATAAATGACCCGGTTAAGAGTTTTGTTTCAATTGTTGCACCGCCGGCCGTCGTATCTAAGCTTGCTTTAGGAAGCATAGGGGCTACAAGTGCTTCAACCGGAATTACAAGACCTTTATTTTTAGCGCCGTATTTGTCTTTAGCCTTTGCGCACATTTCAAACTCTTTTTGTGCGGCGTCTTGTGCGTAATGGTCGGAAGGATTAGCCAAAGCATTAATTAAGTTTACAAAACTAAAATTGCGGGCTTCGTCCAAAGTAAGACCTACGCCAAAATTAGAATTAAGCGGCTTTTGGTCGCTTGATTGACCTTTTAATAATTCATCTTTAAACTGGTCTACGGTTTTATTATCTTTAACAAAATCTAACGCTTTTTCTTTTGCGTTGTATTCTTCGCCCAATTTGATAATTGTTGCTACTCTGTCTTTTTCTGCTTTAATCTGCGCGTCTGCTTTAGCTTTTATTGCGGCTTCGTTGTTTCCGCCTTCGCCGTCTTCTTCCTGCATTTTTGCGCTAATCATAGCTTTAATTTGGGCGTCTGTCATTCCTGCATTAATCAAGGAATCATAATCAAGCCCGTAGGCTTCACACATTTTTTTTAAATCCATTTTTTTATTCCCTTTCGTTTTACCGTTTATACTAACATCTTTTTTAAACCCGGCCGGTTTTTCTTCCGCTTTGACTTCCCCGTCTTTCGCGCCTAAATCCTTATTTTTAAACCAATCCGTTTTAAAATTCTTATATTTTTTTATGTCAAATTTTTGCCCGTTTATTTCAAGATAATCATTATTAATCAGGGCTTTTACTTCGTTTTCTTCTATTTCGTCACAAAAGCCCTTTTCTAATGCCATTGAAGCGGTTAGCCATGTTTCATCTGCTAACAATTGCTTTATTTCATCTTCCGCAAGCCCTGTTTTTTCGACATAAGCGGCTAACATTGATTCTTCTACTTTGTCTAAAGTGTCGGCTCGTTGCCGCATATCGTTTGCGTTACCGGCTGATATTGTCCATGGTTTGTGTATCATCATCATGGAATTTTTAGGCATTATAATCTTATCGCCGGCCATAGCAACCAATGAAGCAATAGAAGCCGCCAAGCCGTCAATATATACAACTATTTGAGCCTTACAACGCTTTAACATGCTGTATATCGCTTGACCTGCGAAAACATCACCGCCGGGGCTGTTTATTCTTACTGATATTGTTTCGGCGTCTTCAACCTCTTTTAATTGCTCTGCAAACTCTTTACTTGTTACTTCGTCCCAGTAGCCGTCATCACCAATAACACCATATAAAAGTATTTCGGCTTCTTTTTTGTTTTCTTTGTTTAAAAAACTTTTAAACTTCCAAAAATTCTTTTTAGTGTTTTTATTTTCGGGTTTTTCTATGCTTGCATAGATTTTATTTGTCGGTTTGTTCTTCGGGATTATCGCCAACATCTTTTATTACCTCATCTTTTACTAATATGCCTTTGGCTCTTAGTATGTCGTTTTCCTTTTGGATTTCTTCCCATACTTCATCAGGGTCGCGGCCTTGCTCTCGTATCACGTCTGAACGTGAACGGAAGCCATTTTGTACGGAAATTGACGCACTATTAACATCTTTAACCGGGTCAACCCACATCCAACGGCGCATAGTCCATGTAACTTCTTTATATTTGTCTATGCGTTCGGGTTTTAAATAACCATTGCCGCATTTAATTTTTGAAGCTAAAAGAGAATATTTTAACCATTCTTCATGTATTCTTTCGATTGCGAGTGATTTAAACCATTCTTGCAAGCCCTTCCATACTTCACGGGTTTCAATTACGCCATGACGCAAAGAAGAAAAATTTACGCTTGTTAAATCGCCGGTTAATTCCGCATAGCCGGTACAAAGCCCGGCCGCAATATCTCTTAAAATCGCTTTATTAAAAACATCAAATTCGCCATTTGGATAATTCGGGTCAAATTTTTTAACATCATACCCGGCCGGCAATTGTTGAAAACTTGCGGGGCTTGCTTCTATGTCTATGTCCTCGTTGTTTTCGTCTTCGTCGTACGCTTCCGGGTCGTTATTAGTTATAAAACCCATTTGACACGCACCGGCGCGGGCGTGTTCGACTGCCGCAACTTCAAAACCGTTTAACATATTCATGTGCATAAGCACCGGTGAAAACCAAGGAATGCCCCTTTTTTGGTCTATAAATTGCGGTAAAAATAAATGTATTATTTCATCTGCCGGTATTATGTCGTAAGGTTCGCCGTATGTTTGGTTTAGTAAATCATCATCATATTTTTTAATGTAATACTTTAATGGTTTACCATAACTGCTAAATTCAATTCCAAATCTTACAAAACTCCCGTTAGGTTGTATAGATACGTCGTTTTTATCAATATCAAGCCTGCGGGGGTCTATAAGTTGCAGGGCAAAACCCCACGCCCCCGCGTTTCGGCCTTTAATTATCCTTATTAAACATTCGCCTTCGCGGGCGCAAGTTTTGATAGCAAGTTTACATAAACTTATAAAATTTTGTTGCTGTTTAACGTCGCAATATTTAGCCTTTTGCCATTCCTTCCACGCTTTTTCATGGGCTTCATTGGCTTTTGTATCTAATTCGCCGTTTTGGTCTTTGGCCTGTGCTTGTAAGCTTATACCTTTATCGCCTATAACATTATTTTCAAGCAACGATAAGAATTTAACCGCATGCGGGTCGTTCATATATTCATTGCAAGAACGCGCTACAAGCGGTTTTAAAAACTTATAGACTATTTGGTCTGCTGTGTATTTATATGTATTCCAAGACCATGTAAGCCTGTTTGTTTTTGCGGCTTCATACGCTTTAGGTCTTACAACCACATAATGACCTTTTGCCGGTGTTTGATTATTTTTCTTATTTTTAAATAGGTTAAATATGCTAAACATTAAAATCTATACCCAATCGTTTTAAAAGTCTTATTGCGTCTTGCTTTGATTCTTGCTAATTCGCTACGGTAATATGTCCGCAAATTCAACAATTCATCAAAAGTAAATTTAGTTATTTCCCGATTATTAATTTTTAATGTTTTATAATCGTCTGTTAATCGCCCTTCTATCACCGCTTCAATAGCTTCTAACATCTTTTCGGCGTGCGTTTTGGGTGTTTCTTGGGTTATATTTTCTTCATCTGCCATGTTAAACTCTCCAACTTTGCGCGTATGTTTGTTTTGTATTTATTTTGCGTTTTTTCCGCATTTTAAGCGCTGTATTTTCGTTTGCGGGTTTATCCGGCTTTTCAGGTTCTTTATTGCTAAGCTTTTGTTTAAGTTCTTGCAATTTATTTTTTATCGCGTTTTCTTTCAAGCGTTCCCCGATTCTCTCAAAATTCGGATTGAGTATTTTTAAAGCCGCATAAGAATAAACCCTACAGTCTAAAGCTTCGTTTCTTTGGCGGATTTTTTCCCACGTTCTTTTTGGAAAACCTTTTACAAACTTAGTTATTAATTTTTCTGCGGTTAAACTATCAAAATATGCTTTATCGCATTTTCTCGGAAAGTGCATATAACCCGCCCCGAAAGAAGATATTTTTAACCGGCCGTAAATAGTTCCTTTTGCTTGGTCGACACCTACCGGGAATAATTTAACGGTCTTATTTTTAGATTTTCCGCATTTAACTTTACTTTGAGCGCCTACAATCGGGATACCTTCACCGCCAACACCTTTTATCAAATAAACCCTTTGAGTGTAACGGGTTCGGCCATATTCATAAACGCTTTGCGTTTTATGTCCGCCGGTATCTATACAAGTTGCGCTAATATTTAGTCTTGCGCCGGATTCGTGTAAGTAATCAGAAGCTAAAATATCGTCTAATTGTTCCCATACTTCCGGTTGGTCGGGGTCGCCATACAACCTAATATAATCAATTAACCATGATTCTTCACCCTTACCCCACGCGGTTATCTCAACTTCTAAACGGTCGTCTTGTGTGTCAACCCCGGCCGTTAATACTACGGCATTTTTAGGGATTTTTGTATAACCTTCCGTCCTTGCTTCTAAGCTGTCAGGGTCTACGCTTTCGCCGGCTTCTTCCCAAGTTTCGCCCAAGGAAGTATTAACCCAAGTTTTGAGGGTGTCCGGCTTGTCCTTTGCGTCTAAAAAGTCTTGAACAATATCCGCAAGCTTACGCCAAGGGCTGTACAATTCATTTAAATGAAAACCTGCAACGCCTTTAAATTCTTCTTGCGCTTCCCAATATCCGCGGGCTATTGCCCTGTATCTGTCTGAATCAGATAAATGAGCGCCGCAATGTTCGCATTCGTAGTAAGCTTCTTTTACATTGTCTTTGTTATATTTTACATGCCCCCACCTTAAACGCTGATAGACCCCGCAATGTGGACAGGGTACAAAATAATAACGTTGGTCGCTTTCTGCAAAAGCTTTTTCAATCCTGCTAATACCTTTTATGGTAGGAGTTGAAAACAAACCTATTTTTTTATTCCAGTATGTTGTAGTTCTTTTTATTGCAAGGTTGACCGGGTCGCCTTCCGCGCCGGCACTTACCGGGTAGCGGTCGACTTCATCACATAATACAATTCTAATAGGTCTTGACGCAAGACCGGCCGGGGAGTTAGCACCAACCATTGTAATATGGCCGCCCGGGAAAAGCTTATGTAAAATCGTATTATCTGAATCTTTAGACTTTGAGTTTTTGACCTTTTTGATTAAACATGGGTTATCTCTAACCATTGGCGCTAATCTGTCTTTACTCCAAGTTTGCGCCATTTCTAAAGTCGGTTGTAGATTTAATATCGTGCTTGGGTCTTGGTCTATGTAGTAACCAACAATATTATTTAAAATTTCAGTTTTGCCAACCTGCGCGGAAGACATAACAACAATTCTTGTTACCTGTGGGTCGCTAAAAGCGTCCATAATTCCGCGTTGATATTCCGCCCTTGATGTTTTATATTTGCCGGGTTCGGCTGAAGCTTCCGGGCTTAAATATCTATATAAATCCGCCCATTGGGATATAGTTAATTTTGGCGGACATTTCCAACAATTAAAAGCCTGTCTAATTATCCCCCGTATTTTCTGTAATTCCTGTATCTGATTCATCAAACCCCGGTGTAACCAATTCGTTTAATATTTCTTCTACTCCGTCGGTTAATATTACTTCAGCTTCGTTAGGGCTTTCCGCTGTTGCTAATGTCGGCGCTAATTTTCGCGGCATAGCTAATAATTTACCCCTACAATTCATGATTATTTTTTCAAGTTCATGCTTTACTAATTCAACCGAAACATATTGACCCTTTTTAATCCCTAAATCAAATTCTATGCGGTCGGCCTCTGCTTTTGCTTTTCTTGCTCTTTCGTACCTTCCGTCTAATTCGCCGTCTTCGTCGCCGCAAAATTCCTTGTAATAATATGCTTGTACGCAAGCCGGTATGTCATATTGTCCGGGCTTTTCGGGTTTTGGTATAACTTCATCTTCTACAAGTTGTTGTATTCTTCGGGGGGTTATCCCTAATATTTCGGCTAATAAATCTAATTTTGATGTAATTTCATTTATTGCCACAAGCGAAACCCCATGAGTCTTTATTTTTAACACTTTTAAACGAAAAGCGAAACGATAGTTTTAAATTACAAACAGCCAAAACCCCATATTTACAATATTTACAAACTAAAAACGAAAAACGAAACGATAGTTTTAAACTGTACCTAAAAAACCTTTGCGCGTTTCCTTACCCGCAAGAACAGGGGGCGCCGGGAAGTACCTTTTTGCCCTCAAAAATCAATATTTACAAGTGTTTTAGCCTATTTTATTTATTATGTCTTTGCTTTTCTTACCTCATTTAATTAGAATAGCCCCTATAAAGGGGCTTTACTTAGTGTTTTAAGGAGTTCCACTATATGAAAAAGATTTCCTGTAATAATGGTAAGCTAGTAAACAAAAGTCTTCCAAACTTAAACCATTTAAGACGGCTTTAATATCCGCCTGTAAATATGATTCGCCGCGGGTGTTTACATCATCATAACACCTTGCGCATAATGGTAATGTTAAATAGTCTTTAGTGTATGGCCTTTTCAAGTGGTACACCATACCGCCCCGCGCCCCGCATTTAATACAAGTAAGCTTGCTTTGATGTAACAAATAACTTGAATCAAAGTTATTAATGGCGGCCGCTTTCATAAGCGCTAATTTATCTTTATCAATGTTATGCGTCCAACTATAACGCAATTCCGGCGGTAGTACAAAATCTTCAAATATTGCGGACGTATCAATAAAACAAATAATATCTTCTATGAACTTAGCGGCTTGCGCTTTAGTCATAGAAGATAATGTTTTTAAATAAGTTACTTGTTTGCCGTTTGGTAGTGTTATACACTCCGTTAATCCACATTCGGAATATAACCAATCCTTAATCATGTACGGCTCGTAACTGTACCCCAAATTCTCAAAGAAGCGTATAAGCGCTTTTATCAATCCGCCAAATATAAAGCCTAGTTGTTTTAGTGTTTTTTCCTGCTTAATTTCTTCGTAAGATATTCTATATATTGAGCCTTGTTTATAACGCCTTAATAAATCCCCGCAAATGTTTTTTAAATACTCTTTGTTTGAGCATGTAAAATCCATTAACTAATTACCTTGTAATCTTTGTTTAACTTAAATTGCCGCACATTATTAAAATCTTTTACCCATGAACTTTTGGCCGCGTCTGCATATCTCCAACCCATATTAGATAATGACCCGTTTTTAACGTTTAAATCCGGTATTTCGTAATATGCTTCTTTTTCGTATTTTCTAATAAATTTAGCAACGTCTTTTGCTTTTTTCGGCTTTCGTTCGCTGTATTTACCGTCTTCTATACGATATTGTTTTATCTGAACTTTTAACGCTTTGCACTTCGGGCATTGTCCGACCTCTAAAACGCGGTTTTTATGCGTTAAATTATCATATAATCTTAATTTACGTTCAGCCGAAAAATAGGCGCTACAACAATACAACAAGGCGTAATACTCCTATATTATTTTAGCGACACCCTGAATATTTACATTGCGCATTGCTAATACCTTTAAAAGGAATCAAGGACAACTAAAAATTTTTAAATCTAATCCATATTAGCGTGGGATTAAAATTAAAACAATATATCAACTAATTTACTTCAATTGAATTAGTTTATGGATATAAACCCGCATGCCATGCCTGTTTTGAAAAGATTATTTTATATTTTTCAATACCCCAATTTTTTAAAAAATTTTCTTCAGCCATACTGCTTGACGCGTCGTAATTCATTTGAGCCGGTACAATTATGATTTTTTGCAAATATTCTATTTTGGCGTAAAGTTCCGGGTTATTTTTGCGTATTTGTTTTTCAATAAAATGATGTGCATGATACTGCCCATGGTCATAGTCATTTACGCTTGTTAATTCCCCGACCGGAATCGGCTTTAGTGTCCGGCTAAACAAATCAAAAAAGAAAAGCGGATATTTTTTAAAATCCGCATTAAAACTACAACTACCCAAATTTACCCCCTACTTTTCCTTTATAATCTTTTCTATATCTAACCGTCTAAAATTTCTATATGATACTTCTATTTCGCCATTATTGCATAGTTTTAAAATTTCTGCGGCTTCTTTTAGATTAGAATAATCGCCATAGCATTTAAAATTATCCGCACCTCTTACCATTTCTTCTATATCAACCAATACATATAAGTATGTATGTTGTAGATTAAAAGGTTTTACCGCTAAAATATATCTATTGTTGCAGGCGGTTATTTTGTACGGCCTTTTTTCATTTTTAAATTTAATCTTATCACCTATTGAATATGATAAATTTTTAACATATTCTTGGCGCTTATTAAATTCTTTTTTACAAAAATCTATTTTTTTACACGTATCGCCATATTTAAATCTTGTATCATTCACGCAACGATAACACCAACGCCCCAAACTGGTTTCTTTTGTTTTATTCATTCTACTTCACCCCCTATCCTTATAAACAATCATTTTAATTAATTTCAATTTATTTTCTTCAATTTTGAAATATTTTTTATTAGCCTTGCACCCTAACCAAGGCGCATTATATGAAATTACAATGTTATTGCGTATTTTAACCCAATCGTCAAAATATCTTATTGTTTTTGTTTTCATGCCTGTATATCCTTATCGATTGCCCCGACTTCATCAAGTGTATGTATCGTGCCGCAATTTTTACAGTTTATAAAAACTTCCGGGAATAAACTCCCACCAATATCCTTACCGCCTATATCTATTTCGTATTCCCACATATTATTACAACCGCAATTATCGCAAATCAAGTGTAATTTTGAATTAACCATGAATACCCCCTTACATTCCGTAAACGATTCTTTTAAGTTTTTCGCAATAAATATCATGCGTCCAACCTGTATTACGTACCACTTTTAAATTTTTATAAACCGTTTTTGTATTTCTGCATTGTTTGCAACTTTTACAATATTCGGGTTTTTCTGATTCTGTACTCTTTTTCATGTCTGCTTTTTCCTATGTTTTTCAATAATTTGTTTTAATCTTTCGATTTTTTCGCCTTTTGGTTCTAATACTTTGCCGTGAAGCGTAAAAATAAGTTTCAATTGTTCTAACATTATTTCAACGTCTGCTATTTCTTCAGCCAAATTTGTTAAATCACCCTTTTTTCTGATAATTTTTGTTATTTCTTTTTGTAATTCGCTACATTCTTCTATAGCTATAACCATTTGCGGTAATGCGCCAAAAGTTTTTATAGCTTCTAAATATACGTCAATATCTGCCATGTTAAACCGTCCTTTACCCTATTTCGTCTATCTCTTTATATAAATGCTTTTTTATTTCATGCATACACTCATACGCGCCGGCGGTGTTTTGTTTTTCTAAATATCCTTGCAGGGCATTTATTTTTTGTAATAAAATTTTATTACTTTCAATTACGCGCGGAATTTGTCTTAATGCCTTTTCAAAATTAAAATCGCTAAACATTTCAAGTTTATAATTTTTTGATGTGCTAAAGTCCCATTCGTCGTATTCTATGCTTGTTTGTGTATCTTTGCCCCAAAAAGTTATTATAAATGTACCGTATGGGGTATTATCGCCCATATTTTCTATATAATTTTCTATCAATTCTTCATCATAATCAGACCATAAAACGGTTACTAAATTTGCTTCCGGGTCATTTGATACTATCGCTACAACTTCTTCTAGTTCGTCTTTAGGAATTGTATAATAAGCGCCACAGTCAAATAACGCTTCATTTTCTTTTAAATTTTTTACGGTTGCTTCGTCGGCTTCCTTTAGCATTTTCCATGCGTCTTCTTCCCATGGTTCTAATTTTATTTCTTGCATTTTTAACCGTCCTTATATTCTTCCATGTATTTCTTTAAAAAATGTATCGTTGCGCAATTATCGCACCTTATAAGCACATCCGCGCTTTGTATTGTTTCGCCGGTTTCTTCGTCTTTTATTCCTGGTACATATTCCCAAGTAGCCATGCCGGATTCTTTAAGGTCTTGCCCGCAATTCCCGCAAATTATATGTAATCTATCGTTTACCATTTGCCGCACTCCTCTAATTTTTTCTTGCATTCTGCACAAATGACGCTACCTTTAACAAAATCATCATTGGAGTAATCAACATCATCTATAAAAGCTTCATCATCTGCGATTTTGTCATAGTCTAAATATTCTTCCCCGCATTTTCTACAAGAAAACCACCAAGACATATTTAACAATTCTTGAATCGGTACTTTTTTCGTGTCCGCATATTTATCAAAGTCTTTTACACGCTCGGTTCTTAATTCGGTATAGAAATAACCGTCAAAAACATCATTATATAGGGCGTTACTTTTTGCTTTGCCGGGAGTTTCAGCCCATACAACAATGCTACCGGCGTCGTTCCATTTGTCTCTTACTATATATGCTTTCAATTTTCCCATTTTTCTAATCTCCATACAATGCGATAATACCGTGATAACAATTATCACAACTGTATTTTACATTGTGTTCTACAAAATCTATTGTTACCAAACAACTACTACCGGCGGGGATATAATGCCCGCAAAAATAACATTTACGGTCTTTACGTGTTTTTCTAACCGGTTTTGTTATTCCTTCGCCAGTTTTGTCAATAAATTTAATTGGTTGATTGCATTTTATAACCTCATCAGGGAATTTATTATAGTTTTTTGATGTCTGATTTTTACATTTATCCGTATGCCATTTGCATTTATAACATTTATTCCAAGCCATTATTTACCACCTTTATTTACCTGCTATTAACTTTGCTTCTTTTATAGGTTTAAATATTGTTTCAGCACCCGGCGTTTTTTTAAAAAAATTATATGCTTTTTGTCTTATTGCACCTTCAAAGTCGGCCTTATCCACTTCTTTAGAAAATTTATAAAAAGACAATATCTTAGGCCGTGATATATACGCCGCAAAGCCAAAACCGTACGTTCCTTGATGTTCTAATGCAATCATATATTTAGGTTGTATTATTACAAATAATATACCGTCGTTAGTTCGACCAAAGTACGGGTAATTTATTTTATATTTCATGCCTGTTCTTTTTCCTTCCTGCGGTTGATTTCCTCTATAACCTTTTCAAAAAGGTTATAGAGTGTGTCAATATCGCATTGTTTTATGTATTCTGATAGTGTTTGATTCATCACTACCCCCAATATATCTTTACGCCGCCTTGAATTTCGGTTACGGTATAGCCTGCTTGCTCGTACGCTTCACGCAAATTTGCTATAACATCATAAGCGCATAGTATTTTAACTTCGCTTAATCCTTTTTCAATGGCTCTTTTTATACTGCCTTCCGCTTCTCTTATTGCCTTGTTTATTTTATTTATTGCGGCCTTTTCTCTTGCTTCTTTTGCATTTATCATTTTTATTAATCCTCTTTTTTAATCACTAAATAAAATCGCGCCTACAATAACGCCTAATATAAAAACAGTCCAAACCATGCCGGTTACTCCCTTAATTGAATAGGTATTAATAAAGCTGTAGTTTTTATTTCATCTGAATTATTATCAGAAGTTATAAGAATCGCGCTTAATGGGCTTTCTTTATCAACTCTTAAAATACCTACTCCGTTTCTTGGGTTGGAAATTTCTGCAAATCTAGCCAAGAAGTATGTATTAAAACCGATTTTTGTATATTTTTCGTTTTTATCTAAATCGGGTATAAATTTTTCATATTCCGGGAATTTAAAATCACTTTCATCTATTTTTGGAATAGTGTATTTTATGCCGTTTTGCAAATCCTCAATAATTGCAAAGTCTTCATTAAGACTAATTTTTAATTTATCCATAAAATCCATGCTGCTTTTTCTTCCAAATTCATAGGATTTTTTAAAATTTGCTTTATATAAATGTTGACCGCTCAATGTTAATTGGTAATCGCCCGGGGTTATTACTTTATCTACTATTAATTCTTGTTTGATTAATGTATTACCGTCAGTTGAAGCTAATATTAAATTTTCACCGCTAATTTTAAAATTAATTCCGGTTAAACAATTTGTATTTCTAGCTAACACGTAATTTAAAGTAGAATTTAAGGCATTTTTAATTGCTTTGATAAATCTGCTTTTTTGAATCTCAAATACTACCGGTTTAAATTTTGCTTTTTTAGTTGAATTTTTAGCCATGTTTTTTCTCCTTTTCTTTGTATTCCTTAAACTTTTTATCTAATTCCCCGCTTTGTATAATCCGGTCAACTTTTTGACGCGCCCGGATAAAATAAGGGATATTAACCGCGTCGGTTATTTTGTCTTGTTTTTCGTATTCGCGCATTATCGCCATTAACAAATACGCTTCTTTTTGTTGCTCTGAAACATTTTTAGGAATTAAATTTAATCCCATGTGTACCTGCCTTTCTTTCTTATTGACGGGATTCAAGCTTTACCGCTAATAACCCGTTTTTTGAAAACATTTTTAAATTTTCGTCTTCATCATCAATCGCTATACAAGCGTTGTAAAATTCTTTTATTCTTTTCAGATGTTCAGCTTTTACTTCCGCGGCCGGGTTTATATTTCCAAGCGGCCGCATGAATAAATCACCCATAAAGCCTAAATCGGTTTGTAATCGGATTTTTGTATTAATCCTTATTGCTTCACTCCGGGCGGTTGAAAAAATAATTTTATAGCCCTGATTGCGCAAGCAATTTAAAACATCTGCCAATATAAAATTAAATTTTGCTTTATCGCGGTCATTTGCATAGCGTTCAAAATACGCCCATTTTTCGTTACCCTGCAAGCCTTTTTCTTCAATTTCTTTGAATATTTGCGACGTATCCAATAAGCACCCGTCTATGTCACATATAACCGCTTTTCTTTTATATTTCATTTTCAAGCCCTCTTAAACTTTGTTGTATTACTACTTCTTCCGGTTTTATTAACCTTATTTGCCTTTGCACATCCCAAAGCCTGCTACGGGCTTTTGCTATCATGTCCGGGTCTTGGTCTAAACAAATATAATTTAACCCTTTGTTGTAACAAGCTATGGCGGTTGTACCACTACCGCAAAAACAATCTAAAACAGTTGCACCGGGTTTTAATTTTGCCTTATCTAAACACCATTCAAAAAGCTTTACCGGCTTTTGTGTGGGGTGTATTTTATATGGTTCATCTGCCTTATATTCACTTCGGGAATAATCAAAAATCCTTAATGCTTTGTTGTAAGATGTCCACGCTACTTCACCGTCTGCAAGACTAAAGCCGCGTTGTATTTTATTCCAAATCAATAAACATTGAGTAGGCGCTAATATATCGCCAAAGTAATTACCGCCCCATATAATTTGATTTTTTGATACCCTTATAACTTCTTTAATCAAATCCGGGCTTGTGCGCTCTTTATCCCATGTTTGGTCTTGCGCGTCATAATCATTCCAATGATATTTAGTTATTGATAATCTTTTGCCGCCCAATTTTCTTTTTAATTGGCCGCAATAATCTATACCATAGGCCGGGTCAATTAGTGCCAAATCTACGCTTTTGTCTTCCAAAAACCTTAAAAACAATTGAGCAGGCGCGGTAAATATTTTATTTTTGAATCTGTTAATATCTGCTTTTATCATGCCGGCCGCCTTTTGTTTCTTTTTCCGCCGGTCTTTTTGTTTTCAAGTTCGGTTAATTCCGATAATGGTATAAAAAATTGCAATTCGGAATTATAGGCCGTACCTTCAAAATTTTTATAGTTTCCTACTTGTATAGCCTTACCGACGCGGATTTTATAAGTCTTTTTATCAATTTTGAAATATAAATAATCGCCAACCCGCAATTTGGAAAAAATCGCACCGTTTACCCCTACTTCATTTGTAACATTCATTATATGATTTTTAGATTTTAAAAATTTCCACAATGAAAATTTATAATTAGCTGGGTTGTATATAAGTTTCCCTATTAATTTTTTTTCATTTCCAAAAATTTTATAAAATTCTGTAGAGTAACAATCAGTAACCGCGACTATTTTGTAGCCGGCAAAATTCAGCTTGCGTATTTCGCGCGCTAATATTTCGTTTTCGGTAACTTCAAATTTATACTCTTTTCCGTTTATTACTTTAATTTCTTCCATTTTCTAAAACTTCCTTGAAGTGGTTGTAAAATATGCACATTGCTACCCTAAAATTAGTTTTAGTGGTCGGTATAGTGATTTTATAAGACAGGTTATTTAAATAAACTTTTACGGTATTTCTTGATATTTTTAGATTTTTTGCAATTTCGGAAATATCAAAACCCAGCGCAATTCCTTTTAAGGTTTCTAACTCTCTGTTACTTAAATCCTTTTCCAAAATTTTATTTAATTCTTTTCCCTCTAAAAATGCTTTAATGTTCATTTAACGCCCTATCTTCCATTGCATGGAATTATTTTTAATCCTCTTTTTTATTTGATACTTTTATTTCGTTTATCAAAATATAAGTTTTGGCTATATCCCGGCCGGATTCATCTTTAAAAATGTCTTTTTCTAAAGTTCCTTCTATAAATACCAAAGCCCCTTTTTTTGCTACTTCGCCGATAAACTCCGCTTTACTGCCCCAAGCGCGGGCGGTATGCCATGTAACTACTTCTTTTTCCTGTTTTTTACTCCATTTATTAACCCCTATAGAAATAGTTACCGTCTTATTGCCTGATTCAAAATATCTCATTTGCGGGGCGTCACCAAGCCGGCCGCTTAATGTCACTGTGTTAATATCTGCCATTATTCTTTACCCTTTCCGCCGTTGTAACGGCTAATTTCATTTAAATAACTCCATAAAATAGCTTTTAAGGCCGGTATAAATCTTTTATCCTTGTCGGTTTCTTGCTCTAAATATGCTTCTATGGCGCATTGAGAATAAAGCAATGCCGTTACACCGACCCACCCCGCCGATTTTTCCGGGAATTGGTCTATAAAATATTGATTAATTTTCTTTAAATTCCTGATTATGTCTTTATTTTCTTTGTATGTTTTAATGTTTATTGCCATTTGCGCCCCCTTACGGATTCGCCTTTAAAATTAATTGCAAGCCCGCAAATATCTTTAAGACGGTCAAGCACTGCGCCCCAATCCTCAATTTTTCTTAATTTATCTAACATTTCGGGGTTAGCGGTAAAACCTGTTGGAATCTCATAATTTAAAAGTGTATCTATAATTCTGTACGCAATTTCTTTACGCCTGTCGGTGTAATTTTCGCGGCCAATATCATCAATTACGACAAAATCAAACTTTACAAGCCACATAAGAAGCGGGTATATATCGCCGTTATGTTCCGCACTGAACTTTAAAAACCGTTCCATTAAAGCGGAAAACGTCACAAATAAGACATTAAAACCGCGTTGTATTAATTCATTTGATACGGCCGCAAGCATGGAAGTTTTACCAACTCCGGGTTTTCCTGTTAAAAATATGCCGGGCATTTCATTCTTTTTGAAATTTTGCGCATATTGGTAAAGCCGTTTTAGTTCTTTTTCGTTTCCGTATTCTACGGCTTTTTTTTGCAGATTTTCAAAAGTTTTCTTTTTAAAATACGGTGTTATAAGTGAATTTTCAAAAAGCTTATCTAATCTTTCTTTTTTTTCTTTTTCTTCAGCCGCACTTTTCCGCCTTTGTTCCTGTAATTCAATACAATTACATGCCGGTACTTCTAAACGGGTTATTTTTTCTTCCGGTTTACCTTCAAAAACCTTAAATTCTTTTATTATGTATTCTTTACCGCAATATTTACATCTATCTAATTTTTCAACATCACTGTTAAGAATTTCATTAATTTTCTGCATTAATCTTCACTCCATACGGGTATGCCCAAATCAAAACCGTCATTTTGGGAATCTTCGTTTTTTACAAATGAATCATATTCACCGTTTAAAATGCCTGCCCAGCCCCCTTCGTTAATCAACCATTTTAAAGTTGCGGGCGCGTTGGTAAATTTTAATTTTGAAAACTTTTTTATAATTTCCGGTAATTTTTCGACAAAGTCGGGATTATCTGCGGAAATTTCAATTAATTTGTTAATTTTGAAATTATCTAAATAACATCTTTTTTTATCAAAATTTTTTTCATATTCTTTTTTAAATTTTTCTACTATCGGATTATTAAAATATGGGTCAAATTTTTTTGTACCTTCTTTTTTTTCTCCCCCTATAAGAGAAATGTCTTTAATACATGTCTTTATATTGTCTTTAATAATGTCTTTAGGTGTGGTTATATCGCTTTCACTGTCTATGTTTTCGGCTTGCTCATGTAACCGTGGTGGTGACAAAGTTTCATTTTTTGTAACCGTGGTGGTTACTTCGTTGTAACCGTGGTGGTTACAATTTTCAAAATTTGTAACCGTGGCGGTTACTTGGCTATTTTCATTTTGGTTACTATCTGTAACCGTAGTGGTTTGCATTTTGTAACCGTCATTGTTACAAGTTATATTATCTTTTTGGTTACAGTTTGTAACCACGGGGGTTACATCTTCAAAATTATTTATGTCATATTCTTGGTTACAATCTGTAACCGTGGCGGTTACATTCCCCCTAAACTGTAAGCCTTTTAATTCGTTAAAATTATCTTCATTAAAATGCTTATTTAATTTAACCTTCCAAGTGTCAAAATGCTTATTTAGCATAAATTCATCATTACCGCGGTCGATAATAACATTTTTAGCAATTAAACTATCTAAAGCCCTGTCAATATGTTGCCTGTGCATACCAATTAAACCAAAGCGGGCTTTGGGTTTAATAATAGCCGCCTTATGGTTAAATCCGTATGATAGGCGGATAACCAAAAATATTACGGCTCTTTCGCGGTTGTTGAAATCTCTAAAAATGATATTGTCAAACAAATTATTAGCGATTTTTACATAGCCGTTTTTTGTTTTAACTTCAATATTCATTACCCGGCCACCTCGATAATATCAGCTAAAATAATTGCCATAAAATAATATGCAAAGAAGAAAACAACCCCTATAATTGCTTGTATTTGTAATTTGATAAATTCGCCCCATGTTACTCTCTTTTCCAAAACACTAAACGGGCAAACAGTGTTTAAAAAATTTCTCTTTCTCATTGTGTGAACTCCTGTAATTTTGTTAGATATTTGCCGCCTGTTCTTCATTAACGGTTTTTAAAAAATCTTCCAGTTTGTCTTTTATAAAAAATACATGCCGGCCGATTCTAACCGTTAAACTACGGGGCAGCGTACCGCTATAAAGCCAATTGTCTATAGTCTTCCGCTTGGTTAAATGAAACATGTCCATAACTTCTTTAATCGTTAAAAGTTCCATATTAAACCGCCCTTATAGCTTCTTTTTCTACTTCATTTGTAATAATTTCCCTTAGATACTCTGACCTTGGCGTATACCCCCTTTGTTTGTCTATTTTTTCTAAAATATCAGGTCGCAAACTCACGCATACTGTAATTTTTAGCTCTTTTTTCATTTTTCTTAATACCCTTTCTTTTGTTGTAAATTTTCAACACAAACTAGCACGATATAAAGGGCAACTTTTGCTCTTTTCGTGTTTTTATGTTATTTATAAAATAAAGCAATTAATAAATTGTTGATTAAATAATAACAAATTGTTGAATAAAAGTCAACAAGTATTCAACAATTTGCTTTTGTTTTTTTACTGATTGGAGTAATATGCCTACTATTAAAGACTTTAAAGACTATTTACAAAACATTACAAATCTAAAAATTACGCAAAGTGATATAGCTAAAGCACTTGATACTTCACGTAGCAACATTAGCCATAGAATAAAAAATAATAGTGAAATTAAAATTTCAGAAGTAGAGAAAATTGCTAAATTTTCTAACATTGCAAAAATTCATGAGTTTATGAATGATTATCTTAAATATATCGGACAGTATGCTGGAGATTTAAAAGAAATTGAAGAAGATTGTAAAATTTGTAATATTAAAAATTCTTTAAAATTGTCTAATAATGATTCTTGTAATGAAAAATTAAAAACTTTTTACAAAAGATTTAATCAATTACAAAAAGAAAATAATTTAAATGATTATCAATTTTCAAAAGAAACTGGCATAACAGAAGCAAGAATAGAGAAGTTAGGAATTGGCAAAGTGTTACCAACCCTTCAAGAACTAAACGCGCTAAAAGCTCATTTTGATGTTTCTATAGATTGGCTTTTGTATGGGGAAACGCCATGTCAGAACGCCCAAAGCGAAAATAACACTTTGAGCGCTCAAGAAATAACAATATTAAAACAAATGGCACAAAGATTTAATGCCTAGGTGTTTTTATTTCACCATTTAATGTATCTATCTCAATATTATGTATATCTTCTAGACTTCGATTTAAATTAAAATATCTAAAATCTACTTTTTTATTAATTTTTATATAATTATCTGTATTATATTTAAATTCAAATATATTAACGGCTAATATTGTCACCAATAGCGCAATAACAATGTTTATCTTTTCTCTAAATAAATTTTTTATAATCTTTGTAAATTCTTCCATGTTCTATTCCTTTCAATAATTGCTAACGATTATTTTTATTAAAAAATATATATTTTAGCTTGTGTCAAAAAATTTAAATTCAGGCATTATTACTTAATAAAAGTATATTCTATGTTTATTTTTTCTTCAATTTGTGTTAATTAAATTATTAAATAAGTTACTTAATATCTTTATTAGGAGTATTGTATGAAAAAATTTAAACTATTATTATTGTTACCTGTTATAATGTTACTTTGCGGTTGCACAAAACAAGTTGTATTTTTAGATAGGGATTTAGAAACTACAAAAGCGGATTTTGATAAATTTATATCTACAACAGGTTATTCATACAGATTAAAAGATGACGTAAATAACATATATAATGTTAATACGGGTGAATTTAACTATCAATATTTGTTACAAAGCAAGCCTATGATTTCATATAATACCGGTTTTACTTGCAAATTCAAGGCTTTAGGCAATGATACATTAATGGATTGTAAAACATATCCTAGTAATAATGGTATTTGGGATATAAAAAGACATTTAAAAGAACAGCGCTGGGAAGATGTTAAGTATATATCATATAAAAAATATAAAAAATTAAATAAAAATTTATAGGTATGTTCTCATGAGTGTTAGAAAACGGGGCGGTCGGTGGTATTGCAGATTTCAAATTGACGGGGTTAGATATGAGCGCCGGTGTAGTACGGCTGTAGATGAACGCACCGCATTACAGGCCGAAAAAATTATAATGTCAGAAATCATGCGGGGTGATTTAAACTATGCAAAAGCCAAAAGAGCAATAAAATTAAAAGAGGGTATCAAATTATTTGAACAATATTCAAAGGCCAATAAATTAAGCTATAAAAGCGATATTTATTATATTAACAAAGTAATAAATTATTTTGGTGAAAATTGCATACTTGAATTTATTACACCGTCTAAAATTGAAGAATTTAAAGAATTTTTGAAAACTTACAAAACAATAGAAAAAATCAAAATTAATAATCCTGATTACGGCAAAAACGGTTGTAGAAAAAAATATATTTATAAAGAAATAGAAATAGAAAAAAGGCGCGCAAATTCTACAATCAATAGACATATTGAAATGTTAAGTAAAATGTTTAATCTGTGCATTGACAATGGTTTAATTGAATCCAACCCATGCCGGTCTGTAGGGCAATTAAGAGAAGAAAATTTTAAAATAAGGTTTTTAACCATTGAAGAAGAAAAAGCATTATTTAAAGCAATAGAAACGGCCTACGAGGATAAAACCGGCAATTTGTTATATCCCTATATTTATTTAAAACCTATAGTTATTTGCGCCTTACAAACGGGTATGCGACGCGCTGAAATATTTAATTTAAAATGGTCGCAAATAGATTTTAAAGAAGGATTTATAGAAGTATTAAAAACAAAATCCGGTAAGGCTCGTAAAATACCTATATCGCCCCGCTTAGACGTTACATTAAAAGGTATATTGGCTAATTCTAATAGTGAATATGTTTTTATTAATCCCGAAACAAATAAACCTTATAAAGATATAAAAAAGGCTTTTTCTACAGTATTAAAAAACGCAAATATTAAAAATTTCAGATTTCACGATTTGCGCCATACTGTAGCCACTCGCATGGTGGAATCCGGCACGGACTTGGTAGTAGTTCAAGAAATATTAGGCCATAGTAGTATTCAAACAACTATGAGATATGCCCACCCCGTACCTGAAAACAAAAAAAGGGCTATAGAATGTTTAAGCAATTTATACTAAAATTCTTCCCCACTATTGCCCCACTCAATCGCAACTTCTTTTAATTTCTTTTAATTTCTTAATGTCACTAAAAATATTATAAATAAAGGGATTAAAAGGAATTAAAAGAAATACAAAGAATTAAAAAAATAGGCTCATACCCGTGAGGTCGAGAGTTCGAATCTCTCCCTTGCTAATAAAAAGGAGATAGATGAAAATCTATCTCTTTTTTATTTGATAAATTTTTATAAACAGTGTAAAGAAACAGGACAATACAGAAAAGGGGAACTTGCCTCAAAGTCCCTAAGTGTAAAGGTATTTTAGAATTATTTAGGGTTACAGAAAAGTCCGGTATGTCCGATTTGTAGGACTACTATACTCACAAAAATGTAAAAAGTGGAAGAGAAGATGCCCAATAGCCTTATTTCTGTAAGAAAGTACCCGAAGACAAAAATAGGACTTTTGCCGTAAAAAAGTAACACGAGTTCCGTAAAAAATATTTTTCTGTCACAAAACGGAACCTTAACGGAACTTTTTTAAGGAACCAAACGGAACCATAAACCTGTTGTGGTATAATTGATTAAAAGTCGAGGTTATTGTATGAAAAAATTTATATTAATAATGTGCTGCTTATTCTTATCAAGTGTTTCTTTTGCACAAACTGAACATGGGGTTATTACTAACAAAAGAGGACTGGTTTTACAAGCTTTAGATAATGGTGCATTAGGATATATTTGTCCTAAGTGGGCATTAGATAATGACGACTGTCGTTCTGGACAATTTGTGTATTTTAATTTCAATTTTGATTTTGTTGACAACCAAAGATTTAGTATTCCTAAAAATTATTATTTCTATGCTGATGGTGTTTATAAGTATGTAAATAGAGAAAATATTTCAAAAACTGTTCGTAAGATAGAATTATATCAAAAAAATTAAAAGTCATTTAATTTTTTATTCTTCTCTTCAACATGCTCTTTAATAACTTTATAAACATACCTAGTGGTTGTTTCGCATGCTATGGCAATTCTATTTATGAATGGCTCCTATTAGGAACACTGTAATATCAAGGCTTTTCGGAGCCTACACCCACAAAAAAATTTAATCAGAGCTATCACATTACGCAAAAAGCCGTCCGGCATGAAAAAACGGGCGGCTTTTTTGCGTGGATAGCCGGGAGGGAGGCGAAAAAATAGTAACAAACTTTTAGCGCAAGATTTGTGCAACATTCACGAAAATAAAAAAGGAGGTAACGAATGGCAGACGAAAAACTGAACACGGGCCAGGAGGAAAATTCCCAGCCCAGCCTGTTCGATGCTGGCCCGGCTGGTGCTCCCGCCCAGGACGCTCCCGCGCCGGAGCCCCCGGCCCCGGAGAACACTCCCGAGCAGGCCGCCGGGGACGCGCCCGCCCAGGATGCCCCCGCCGGGGCCCCCGGCGAGGTGAATGTCTCCGCTGACCAGATCGAAAAGCTGATGGCGGAGCGCCGGGCGGCGGAACGTGCGGAGGTGGAAAAGAACGAGCCGCCCGAACCGGAACAGCCGCCCACCCCGGCCCCGGAGGAAAAGGCCGCCGGGGAAAAGGGGCCAGCCAAAAAGGATAAGGCCGCCAAGGAAAAAGCGCCCGAGCCGGATAAGCCCAAGGGCAGGCGGGGCCGCAAGCCCAAGGAAGAAAAGGCGG